AGGATGTATGCCTGATGCGCTATCAACCAACTGAGAAACAGTACCGGAAGGCTTAACAGCAGTAATGGCAGTGCTAACATTGATGCCAAGATTCTCAGCCCATTTGCGGTTAGTCTTAATAGCTTCTTTCTTGAGTTCTTCCAGCCAGTACTGAAGTTCTTCACGTTTCTTTCTCCCTGACATCACTGGATGGTCCATGATACCAGTCAGGGACACGCCAAGTAATGCTTCTTCTTTTGTGTTGTCACTCCAGATCTTTCTCAGGTATCTGAAGTCAGTTAGGGTTGCTTGCAGAGTTCCAAGGATAGTCGCAGCTCGTACTTTCCTACGCAGGCTGTCGAGACTATCGGTTGACCTGATAACAACTTCTGACAAGTTGCAGAATTGGTAAGGCCGGAGGATGATTTCTGAACACGGATTAGTTCCAAAGTCATAGGTAGCATCTCGTCTACCGTTTTTCTCAGCTTGTCGTTGACTCGCGACGCGGCTAAAAACACCTCGTTCACCTGAGTGTGATTCATATAAACTCTTCCATTCATTTAGGAACGCTTCAAAGTCCGGTTTTTCCGTGTAACACGCGGAGTTGTTTGCGAGTCCTCTTTGGGGGTTGTCGAGCCACCACTGCCCTGTTTTGCACCTCCGTATCCTGTCGTCAGTGAGATTACTGAGACTGATGAGAGCACTTCTGCGGACCCCGCCGACAACGACGATCTGTGCAATCTTACAGCAGAGATCATGGCATTCGATAGAACTGAGTTTTCTCCCAGCAGCTCCAGAGAAGACTTCAACGGTGAAGTGAAACAAGTCTTCAAGAGGCTCTGGACCAGATGCTCTACCACCGAAAGTCCGTAGCGGGGCACCTGCAGGTCTAACTCCAGACATGTCCCACTTTGGAATTTGACCTGTATACAGCATTGCGATAAGTTCTCTATACGCTTTAGCCCATCCAATTTTGCTGTCAGCGACGTGTATAACGGTATCGGTTTCATGGAACTCCTCTGCAACCTCTGGTAGTTTTGTGATGTACTGACGTTCCACACTGAAGCCCACACCTGTGCCACACATGAGGACGTACATCATCTCGTCAAATGCTTTGGGATGGTCAATGGGTAGATACGAGCAGTTGAAGCCAGCCACGTTGTCACGCTCCAGTGCTTCACCGGCAGTCATAAGCGCCCTCATGCTGGGCATAACTTCCAAGTTGTAGATGTCCTCGTATAGCTCATTGGCCTCTTTGTGTGTCAAAAGGCCCTTGTCCGTCCAGAAGTTCAGGTAGCGCTCCACCGTCTCACGCCATGTCTCCCTGCGCTGCTCCTCCGGTAAGTACCTTGCGTACCTTGATTTATGTATGTACTGTTGATATGCGTCCATTAGATTTCGTAGTCTCCTCTTGTAATCAATGATAGTTTTAACTGGTCCAGTAGAAAGTACAGTTGGAACGTGTCCATGTTCGTAGAGATAACAACGTAGTCCTCTGACTTAACGATGCAGAAGGCGTCTTCGTACTTCTCTAGAGCCTCCACTCCTGAAATAGCAGCAAATACCTCAGGTACAGATACTTTTTCATCTTTAGCTCCAAAGTGTCCTTCAATGACTTTCATTAGATGAACTCCTGTATCAGCCTCTCAAGATACCAGCGGCACTTCCGAAGGTCCTCAACTGGTTTGTTCTTGTAGTGGTAGCGCCACAAGTACTTCAGGGAGTTCCCCTTGAGATACCCTTTGAACTCGTCTGGTGACATGGACGCCTTGATTGCGTCAATGGCCTCAATGTCACCTTTGTTGTAATGCTCAGGTTTTGCCACAGCGTCCCACTGTTCCTCAGAGGCTGCGTCAATACTCATCTTCGTTCTCCTCTTCATTCTCGAATTCCTCTTCAAACTGATCTAGTCTGTTGATGAGCTTGTCTTCAAACCTGTCCAACAGCTGTTCTGCTGAGATCTCCAGAGCTTCCAGAAGATCATCAGGGTCATAGAACATCAGAATCCTTTCCTTAATTTCCTCCATGGTCAGAGACATCTCTAATCAACTCCTCTAATGTATCCAGGCTGTACCACTTGATTCCTTCTTTGTCACACCATTGTGCCATTGTCATTCTTGCTCCTTTTCTGATCTTCTTGTTGGGGTGCATGAGGACAAACACAAGCCTCTGTCCTTTTGGTAGACTATCTCTAACGCTTGTGTACTTCTTCGTGTCTCCTTCTCTGAAGAAGCCTTTGCATTCAATAATCGTACCTGATGCACCATGAACAAAGTCAGGGCGGTAATTACGGTGAATAACATAAGGGATTGTAAACGGTTCATATTCAAAACCTTTTAGTACCTTTGCTACGTTCTTCTCGAACTCACTACGAAACTTCGATTTCGGGAACCTTCGGCTCATTAGCTACCTCTACTAAATAACGTGGACCTGAAGAATAAATGAAGCCTCGAAGCGCCGGCCAACATTGCTTTTTGTACGAGCAGTAAGAACATCCGACGGCGAGTTTCTGGTTGCCACTTTTGCCATCTGCGATAGGCTCGTAGCAAACGGCCGGAGGTGCTTCCTGCTCCACTAGCTTTTTTACGTGTCTGATCCTGTCTCTGATGTTGTAGGAGATCAGGTCGTACACTGGAGCTTGTGTGTCCTCTGAGTCATACATCAGGTACGTCAAGTGTCCATTCTGCTTGTCCATAGCCAGCCAACCGAACTTGGTTTCCCCTTCAGCATGAGCATATCCTTTGATCTGAGCAACGTAACCAAAGGGATCATCATAAGCCAGAGAACCGTCCTTGAACTTCTTGAAGCCATAGGTAGACACTGACTTGACATCAGTTACTATACCGTCGATCTTGCAGTCCATGTGCCCCTTGATGCCATCAACTTCACACTGCTTCTGCTCATCAGTCACCTGATGTCCAGCCATGCGAGTCAGAAACAACAACAACTCCTCAATCAAATGTCCGTACATAAATTTGACGTATGTATGAGGGGCGATGTCCTCTGCGGTTGTTACACCGTTGTAGACATTCCACAGGTAGCGATCCTCGCGTCCGATATTCGACATCCTGAGCTTACGCGAGTCAAACCGTTTGTCTCCGAACTCTTGCCGCATCAGTTGCTTCACGTTTTCACCAAACTGCTCAATGCAGGCGTCCACGTCAACACCTTCTGCTGGCTCCTTCGTTGACATCATGGAATAGATGTCCTCCACAAGTGTGTAGATGTTCTTCATGTGATCTCCTTAGTGGGTCTCTGCCCACGTTGTCCCGACTTTGTATTCTCCGTCGAGTGGACATCGGAGTTCATACTCCACACCCGCCGCCTTGAGGCATTCAACTGCAAGCCAGCCGTACTTCTCTGCCTGTTCTTCTGAGACTTCTGCTTGAACCTCGTCATGTATATTCCCTATGAACTTGTAGTCAATCTTCCACTGTTTTGCGTAGTCGTCCAGTAAGACCAGTGCTTTCTTCATTACGATTGCACCAGCTGCCTGGAGTAACGTGTTCAGTGCCGCGTGCTCTGATCTAACTCTAAGAACTCGTCCGTCCAGTCCAATGAGATAGCCTCTCGCAGCTGCTCTGCTAACTCGTTCTCGTAGACCTGCAAGAGCAGGTGTATTTCTGAGAAATCTCTGCTTAAGTCTCGCCCCATCAGCTGCGCTTCCTCCAACGATACTTCCGATTTTAGCTTCTCCTGCTCCGTAAAGGAAAGCATAGATGAAAGTTTTTGCTTGAGGTCTAGTTTCAAGTCCTGCAGCCATCTGGTTTCTTGTGTGTATGTCTTCTGTGAGAAGGACATTGGTAAACTCCTCGTCGTCCATGTAGTGTGCCAGCATCCGTAACTCAAGACCACTAGCGTCAAACCCCACGAGCTTCTTGCCACTTGGGACAGTCCAGCATGATCTACACTCGTGTCCGTATGGGCTGTAGCTTGCTGGTACTTGTGCCATATTGGGTGACTGATGTGTCATACGTCCGGTGACGGCACCGTTGCTGATGACTCTACCGTGGACTCTACCGTCCTCCTCAACGTGCTCAAGCCATGAGTGCACCTGTGCGTATCGCTTTTGTAGCATCAGGTACTCACTGATAGCTCTAGCCTCAGGGAGATCAATGGTGTCCAGGACAGCTTCATCAACTATCGGGTTGCCCTTGTCCGTGGTTTTAGTAAATCTAGCCCCAAGTTCCGAAAGCCTCTTCGCAATCTGCTGCCTAGAACCCACATTAAAAACCTCAACCTTGTCCTTAAGACGCTTGCCGGTTTTCTCTGAGTACCTCTGGTGTACAATCGGTGGGAACTTCTCTTGTAGATCCTCTTCGATTTCATTCATTTTCTCCTTGAATGTTGCACATAGTTCTCTGGCCATTGGTTGGTCCAAAAGCCAGCCATTACGCTCCTGCTGCTGAATGACACACTGGACTCTGTGTTCCAGCTTAATCGACTCAGCGGAGAAGTCCTTCATCTCACTCTGGAGCTTCTTGTGTACTGCCTGTGTGACCTTGACATCCTGGATACAGTAGTTGACCATCTCTTGACTAAGTTGTGACCAGTCATCATGGTCACCCTTTGGGAAGCCAAGTTCATTACCCCAGTTCCTCAAAGAGTGCCCACCGGACTTACTTGGGTCATACAAACGGGACAACACCAGTGTATCTATGATCCTGTCAGACGCCACAGAAACGCCCCAGAGCTTCTCTAGGACTGGCATATCGTATCCTATTAGGTTATGCCCAACGACGCTCACAGGGCTTCTCAGGGCCTCTGACAGCGTATCTGGGGTCGTATGTACCGTAGGAACATCGTTTTCCATGGTAACTACGCACCAAATGGTGTCCGGAGTCAAACCGTTGGCCTCTAGGTCCAGATAAATCAAAAGTCATCTCCGATGTGTGGATTGGGTACTTCGTGCAGCCTACCGGTAGCCCTGTCATAATTAAGCCAACAAGCAGGGCCAGTTTCACCCGTGTAACGATTCTTGAGGACACGTACTGTTGTCGTGTTCCTAGTTTCTGGGTTCTCATGTTGTTGATCTCTTTCCATGCCTATGACAATATCGGACAACTGGGCTATCGCTTGTGACCCTCTGAGTTCACCCAGGCTGATCTGTGCGCCGTCCTCGTGTGCCCTACCTTGTGATCTGCGTAGGTGTGACACGAGAAACAGAGCTACACCTGTCTCAGCCACAAGTGTCCTGAGCTTGGTCATGATCTCGTCGATGGCCTTACGCTCGTCACCGGACTCCTGAGACGACACAACGATGCTCAGGTGATCCAGGATGATGTACTTGCAGTCCAGTGCTTTCGCCATGTACCGCACTCGTGACAAGAGGTTGTCAGCTGATGTCGAACCCCAGTGGTCAAACAAGTAGTACCTGCCAGTGCCCAGTGTGTCCTCCCAGAATGGACGCAAGTGTTCAACTGGCGTGTCTTCTTCAAGGTGTAACGGGCGGTTAGCTGATACTGACATGATGCCCAACGTGGTCCTAGCTAGGTCCTCCTCAAGTGCCAAGACACCAATGTTGCCTGTGCATCGCTTGAGTAGATCGTATTCGATCTCACGGATAAACTGGGACTTACCCATGCCGCTGCCACTGGTTATTGTGACC